ATGCGTATCGAAATCAGCATTGCCAAAGAGAAAATCAGCAAAATGCCGAAGGGATCTGTAGAAGCATTAAAGCAGGAAATGACGCGCCGGGTCAGTAAACGTTATGAAGATGTGGAGGTCATCGTTAAATCAGCCAGTAACGACGGATTGTCAGTTCTGCGATCCACCGATAAAGAAGATGCTAAAGCGTTTGTTCAGGAAACACTGCAAGACGCCTGGGAAAATGCGGACGACTGGTTTGTTCGGTAATCACCGGGTAAACTCTGCTTCGGCTGGCAATCATTCAATACTCGCACTATCGAACGAACGCCAGCCTGCCGCTGCTCGCTCTTGCATACGACGGGCGGCGGTATTTTACCTACCACCTGCCGGAAACTTTTTATATAGCGTCGATATACCAACATCGTAGATTATCGCTACGCGCTGACGAGACTCACCGGCCGCGATTAACCTTCCAGCCTGCGCCCATTGCTCAGGCGTCAACTTTGGTCTTCGTCCACCTATTCGTCCTTTTGCCCTTGCCACAGCCAATCCAGCTCGAGTTCGCTCGATTATGTTTTCCCTTTCCATCTCGGCAGCTGCGCTCAGCATCGTATAAGCGAAGCGCCCAATTGAGGTGCTAATTCTTACCCCCTCTGTAACGGAGATAAATTCAATGTTGTTCTCACGGAAATAACGTAGTAAATCCACAAGGTGGATTAGAGAACGACCTAACCTATCTAACTTCCAGACAACAACGGTATCTCCTGGGCGTAACTTCTTCATCATCTTGTCCAGGCCTGGTCTTTTCGATTTCGCACCGGATATTTTATCCTCAAATATCTGGTCACATTTCAACCTGTTAAGTGCTTCAAGTTGTAATTCGAGGTTTTGGTCAAATGTTGACACCCTTGCATACCCATATTGCATAAATTTCAATCACTCCTTCACATGTTGTGGTGGTGATTTTATCGGCAAATTATGAGTTGGCTAAAGTCTCTCAAATGTTCGTTTAGGAGCGGGCGCGCCAGCGATAGGAATTCCGTTCTTCTGGCCTCTGGCGGCGATGCCAAATATCGTCATGGATGAATGGTCAGATATGGTGTTTCTGAAACCCAATGGCGCATCATTCTCTGCCGTCGAATACCCAAAACTGGCGAAGGTCTGGACAGGGCTGGTTATCCCGGAAATGCGCGGTGAATTCCTGCGTATCTGGGACGATGGGCGCGGAGTGGATAGTGGCCGTGCGTTGCTATCCGCCCAGGGCGATGCGATGCGAGAAATATCCGGGCGGCTATTCGGGGTGATGACGACTTCAACCAGCCAATCAACGACCGACGCGTGGGTTGACGGTCCATTTAAGGCAACCATTGCCTCTGGAGCTGGGGCCGCTACAACCACAGGATATAGATATGATGCTGATTTTAAAGTGTCACGAGTGGTTTCTACGGCTTCAGAGTTCAGAACACGCAACATTGCATTCAACTTTCTGGTGAGGGCTAAATAATGAAACCGGTATTTGATGAAAATGGTTTGGCGACTCAGTCCGGAGATATTCGCTGTTTTTATTTTGACTCAGTGACTGGTGAATATACCGGTTGGTCGGATGAATATATTAATGTTGGTGTCAGTATGCCGGGCAACTCAACCGATATTGATCCGGGTGAAGTGGTTGCAGGAAAGGTCTCTTTGTTCACTGGCACTGACTGGCGACTGGAAGAGGATCATCGCGGCGTTACGGTCTATTCGATTGAGAATAAACAAGAGTCAGTCATTGATTATATTGGCCCGGTACGTGATGGATTCGTTGTTGTTGCCCCTACGTCACCATTCGATAAATGGGACGGGCAAAAATGGGTGGCAGATACTGAGGCGCAGCCGGCTGCTGCTAAAGCCGAAGCGGAACTACAGCGCCAACAATTAATAAGTTCTGCGATGCAGTCTATCAGTATCATTCAGTTGAAATTGCAGGCAGGGCGAGCGTTGAGTGACGCAGAAAAAAATAAACTCAATATGACGCTTGATTATATTGATGCGGTTACTGCAACCGATACAGCAACCGCACCGGACATTAACTGGCCTGCTCTCCAGGAGGCGTAGGCCATATGGGTTTTGCTGTATCAACACGCATCAGCAGAACCCGGTATTTTTTCCAGTCAACCAGTGCGGCGGTTTCCTCATCCGTCGCGATACCAACATCAACTGCATCCTGCCGCCAGGCTAACTCAGCGTCAGCAATAGCACGTAAACTACTGCGTTCCTGCTCAGCCATAACAACCAGTTCTTCTGCGGTGCGTGGAGGAATATCAACCCACGCGGGACGTCCATTTTCACTGCCTAACCTTTTATTATCAGGTGGAGAGACTTTCCAGTAAGAATTCATTTCCTCTTCGGTCAGTTCTGTCAGGTCAGAAGGCAATGAGTCACCATAACTTCCGTCTTCAATCATATTTTCTGGATATATTACGTTTAGAGACGGGCTAAATTTTGCATTCATAGCCTTATTCCTTATTGTCCAATGGCGATATATATCGCGCGATTCGAGCCACTGTAATGCGCAGCCCCACCCTCACCAATTTGGCATCCCGTCAACAGTGACGCTCCAGAGTAAGGCCTGTATTCAATACACCCGGAGTTAGCCTCTTTGAATATCGCCATTAGACTCAAAAAACTGGACGGGAACGGGATGGGGAAAGTTACATCGACCCAACTGGCTTTGGGGATTATCGGAGTTATTCCCCACTGGATTATCAAACCACCTGGCTTGTCCGGGATTCGTACATAATCTGTCGGGCTCATTGCCCTTGTCGGCAGCACGCTCATTACCGCCGCTACCGTTGTTAAAAGCTCGACAGAACCGGGGGAGGTCTGCATATCACTATTTTTTGCAACACCAAGTTTTGCCGCTTCTCCTATACCAAGGTTTGAGAGAGCCGTTGCTATTGCCTCTGGACCATCCAGAGCGATGTCTCCGAATGGGTTTGAACGGCTCAGAAAAAGCTTTTTCAAAGCCTTCAGCACCTGAGTCATATCATCGATTGAAAGAGCATCCCCCCCCTCCTCAACGATGTGCGCCAACTCCTCCTGCATTGCGTTAAAGGCGGATGCGCGCAGGCGTGTAGCCGCAATACCACCAGCAACACTGCCATCTGTGTATAAACCATCAGATGTAGCGGTAGTTTCAACTTGCCCGATTCTGAGCATGATTAATCCTCACTTCTTATTAAGCGATAAATATTTCAGGAGATATATGCGTTATGAATAGTTAAAAATGATGTTCAGATGAGAGGGGGTAATTTTACTGATCGCACATTCCAGTTGTTTATTACCCCAGGATGCCAGAGGGTCACCACAGTAAGATGCGCCTGCCAGCGCGTATTTGATAGTGCTCTCCGGTGCATTGATTCGCCATGTAAACGGCCATTCGTCTCTGTTCAGAGCATCACCACATACTGACATCCCACACATTGCAGGACGAAACTGGGTAATAGTAATGTCATATCCCAGCACAGCTGCTACACGAATGTAGTAATCGCGATTCAGCCCACCGGTACTGATTAATTTTGCCACCACAGCGCGCTGGCGATCGCTGATACCCCCAACTTCGCTAATCGAGCAATCATCCGGTAAACCAAGAGAGCTTTCCCACTCAGAAAGCATAACTGTCGCTGTTGGAGGGAATGCCCCTGCGATGAGATTAACAGCCCCCTCATCAGAACGCTGAAATGAACGCCCGAGAGCCCGGAGGACAGCAGCCTGTACCGTTTTCGTCGCACGCGGCCACGCCCTTCCTGTTGGTAGCAATGCGCTGAGTGCATCAGAATAATCAGAATACGAATAACGACTCATACAAAATTAACCTCCCCCAGCACCGGAATTTCACCTGTGACAAATGCAATATTTTCTGCAGGGGAGTTCAGGATATATCCCGTTGTTCCATTCACGGCCGCAATACTTTTGTTGATGTCCGAGAGGTAAATTTTCCCTGTTCCATCGGGATTTGATTCTTCAAAAAACAGATCAGTCAGCGCGGATCTTATCGCCTGTACAGTGGAACTGCTGGCATCTTTGATTCCCTCGATTTCAAGATCAATGATTCTGCGGACAGGTGAACACAAAAAAATAATGGCTGTATCGGTTTGCTTAGGATAAATATGGTCCGCAACAGCCAGTTGATCCCCCGTTGCTTTCACTGCCCCCCATTCCTCAAGTTGCGATATTCCGTCAGTACCAACCGGGAAACCGTCGTTAATATTTCCATCGCACATGATGTATACCCCGACCGTACCGGCTCCATTCAGGCGCCGTTTTACCCATGCGCGGGTTACACCCGGGACTTCCAGCGCCCATTTTTTATAATCTGTATCACTGCCACCCTGTGGAGGATTCTGCCAGGACAGAAGTCCACGCTGACGGAACGCCTCTTCATCCTCGATGTCCGCGCCACCAGTCGCAGCGGCCAGCAATACCACTTGTGTATCCACTCCGGCAATGTTGACATCAAGAGTCAGGATAGTTCCGGCATCAGCATTCCCGCGGGCACCACCGCCAGTCACATCAGAGGATATATCCGGTAAAACACCAGTAACCGCGACGGAACCATATCCGTTCTCCTGAATTTTCAGCTCCGTATCTGCCCTGTACTGATACCCGTCCCCCCGGTTAAGGACAGTCCCCGCAGGAATAATTGTATCTGGCGTCCCTGAAGCCTGGGCCTGTGGGGACCTGGCAGCAGAAGCGGGTTTACGGTAGACCGTCTTCATCGCCATCCATCCCGCAAGATTCTCATCGGTGGCAGTAAACGGGTTAGTCTGGAGTGCAATATAATCCAGGTAAGCGTAATGCAAATGCGCCATACCGGCATCCATATCGGCGAGCACCTTCAGATTGGCAAAACGGAGCAACGCCCCCACATCTTTCAGTTCTGCCTGCATAAATTTGCGGTTTTCATCACGCAGCTCGCTCAGCGTCTGTCGTTTAAACGGCATGTTTAAGTTGCTCCCATATCCAGTAAAATCTGAGTTCCTGCCACCCCTTGTCCGGTGATAAATACCGGATGATGAGATTGAGCCTGTTTGGCATGACAATTTGAGCAGCAGGGAGCACAGCACTGATTACCCCGTCATTTTTCAGCCAGGTCAGTGCTTCGTGAGCATATTCTTCTGCCCGCTTCGCCACATCTGTTGTCAGTTTCTCTCGCCGCAACAGCCAAAGTCTGGATCCGAGTTGCCCGTCCTCACCAGCATCCCCCCACCAGCCACGGCGATCACTGTCTTCATAATTGTCATCAGCACGCGCAAGACGGTCGGTAAACAGGCTTATAATAATCGCAGTCTGCAGATCAAAGCCGGTGACAAGGGCCCCCGGCCCCTTCTCCCACTCAGCCAGCATTTCATCTACATTCCAGAATGAGGAAATATCACTCATGACACCTGCTCCTCTGTTTTCTCGCTGGATATATCGTCGTTGCCTGACTGAATGCTTTTAACTTTGTGGTCGTGCTCGTTATAGGCGTCGCGAAGTTCTTTCAGAGTTCGGGTATTAGTTTCACAATGATCCACAATATCACCAGTACATTTGAGCCATGGGGTTTTGGCCATCACCCCCTCACTGGCATTGATGGTCACTGTTGTTGCGTTATTGACCTCCACATCCTGACCTTTAGCGTCAATGAATACGCCTTTTTCTGTCAGAAGGACTTCAAGACCCCACTGGTTATAAATAACCGTTTCGCCAGAATTCAGCCCGATCCGCCTGAACCCCTGGTGGTTTGACGCGATGACAACAGGACTCGATCGATCCCCCCCCATAAAAGCAAGAACAACATCAGAGCCAACTGGCAAAGCGGAAGAGAAACCAAACTCCGCCATTCGTGGCGAAATGGACACTTCCAGTGGCGTCTGGTACTGAACCGTCTGTACCACACCACCGTCTTTCTGTGATGTGATCCGCCCAATCCCCAGCATTCCTGCAATACGGGTCGCTGCATGCCTGAGTAGTTGCTTCATGTATTGAACCCCGCAAGCTGCTGGTAAAATGCGTATGGCTGGACGGCAAACGCCGCCGGCGGCATCAGTGTCATGCGCGCATGCGTGCCATTGTCATCCCGCATATAAGTGACTTCGGCCAACAACATTTCGGTATCCGGGAGGCGGAGTGTCGGGAGGTTGACAGGGATCAGAGTATTCGGTTTCCACAACTTCCCGTCTTTATCCCGCCACGAATCAATTGTCACGGTAAGTTGTTTTGAACGTCCATACCGGCGATTCATTTCCCAGTCAATCGCACGTTGCGCCTGTTGCGTGGCCATCAACGTACTTTCCACAATTGAAATGTGTTTCCTGTAACGCATTCTGGCCGCTTCCGGGTCTCTGGCTGTTGCCAGCGTCACTGCATCATAGGCACTATCCGGGGAATATCCGGCAATCGGTGACACACTCATCGAGACACCAACGTAGTCAGAAAATCTGTCCGCCATAGATGTGCGGAAATAAGCCTGCTCGACGTTTATACCTTCAGATATACCACTGGCAGCGCGGTGCGTTCCGACACGAGTTAATAACAGGCTACCGTCTGGCTTATCGTAATAAAGTAGAGCTGACCAGCGGGCCACACGATCAATAATTTCCTGCGGAGACTCACCCCAGTTGATGGTGAACTGGGGAACTTTCACCAGGTCATCAACATCCGTTGAAACGCTAATACCATAGTACGATGCCAGCCTGGATGTGATATCCAGTGCATTGCTGGCATTTATGACATTGTTTGGCCACTCGGCGGAGCAATCTACCAGGTCCTGGCATTTGCTTCTTCCCGTCGCACGCACCTCATGACGGGAACGCGATATTGCAGGCTCCCAGTCATCCACATATCCCGTTACTGTCAGGTCATTACCAATTCGAACGGTGCAGGGCATCCCTTCTTCGACGAGTTGTTTTTCATCACTACCGGGAAAGTAATCCATCAGACCAAGATCGAAATCGGAAGGAAAGCGTTCAATACCACGAGTGATACGGACAGAATCCCACCCTTCAATCACTTTCCCTCCCACCGTCAGCGTGACGGCTTCCTGATCGCTGTCAGCACTCATTGCTTTAACACCTTCATGGTGATCGGCATAAACGCCGGATGCGGAACACGAGCTTCCTGCACCAGCTCATCAGCACGGGAGACATCCTGATAAAATCGATTTGCCAGTGTAAGAGCGGGAAGCGGCTTGATAGTGGTGACCTGCATCAATTCACTCAGTCCGGATGAACGAGCATTCATGGTGGATAAAAATGATGCCCTTACTCCAAGCAGCAAAACGTACATATCATCATCACCACGGTCACCGGCAAGAACCAGTGCTGTATCCAGTTGCCTGGCTGCGCGCTGTGTTATCTGTTCAGCCTCTTCACGACTTGTCGGGTTAGCATCAGCTGCTGCACAAACCATAGCGCCTGAACACAATACGACAATCAGTGTATTCATGCTTTCTGAAATGGCTTTGCTACTGTCTGATTGCTGGTACTCAGTGCTGACAGATTTAGCCAGTTTCTCAAGTGCAGAAATGCGATCATTGACGCTGCCAGCGCTGTTGAGTATCGCATTTACAACATCAGCAACTCCCTGAACAAACGAGTCCGGAGTTGACGAATTATTCAGAATGCCAACTGTATCGGTTATGTTTTTGCGATCCATCACTGATTGTGCGGTCACTAAGTCGGTCAGGTCCCGATCATTATCGATATCAGTGGTTGAGGTATTACCGGAAATAGCGGATGAGCTCCCCCCAACACCACCTTTGTTGTAACGCCCATACCGACTGTTGCCAAAAGTGGACTTCAGAACATTGCTTACGTTTGTAACTTCGCTGATGGTGTTATCCACCATATTTGTCCAGAAGGTCACTGTTCCCTTAATGGTATTAATAGCCTGCGTGACTCCCCGAATTTCACCCTTGATTCGCGCAAGCGTGCTGGTCACAGCTGTACTCACAAGTTTCAGATAATTTGTACCAACCGAATCGCCAGCAGTGGTGCTGTCTGTCACAGCAAACACTTTTAGACCTGATTCAATGACCATCAGGGTAAATTCAAATACCCGACCGCTATCCATCGCCCCGGTAATACGGAGACCATTTTCAGGAACGGATACTGTTAACTCACCCAGCGTTGGATGAATCAGCGTACCGCTGCCCTTTTCTTCACAGGCAGCAATTAGCGACTGGCGCTGGGTGATAACATCACCACCACCGTAAACCTGACTGTTCTGAATGAGAAAACCGCGAAGAACGAAGCGCCGGGTTCCCCGACCAAGATCTTCAATCCATGCTGTATCACGATAAGGATATTCATGCACAGCCTGGCGCCTTCCGTGACTCCCCTCTTCCATCACCATGGCGAATGGAACACCACGAAAAGAACTGGCGCGTATCAGTCCCTGCCAGTCATCGCTTGCAGCACCGCCCATCAGGGATGTAATCACATCCTGAATAATTGGCATTACGATCCCCCAAAATAAAAAAACCCGCCATTAAGCGGGTCTGTACCTGTAACTATTTTACAGAATCAGGAATTTCTTTTGTCCAGTAATTCTGCAATCCGGTATAGATGTTCGGTTGACTTAAATGATGACATCAGGAACTCATACAGCACTCGCAAGAGAAGCAGAATAACGATAACAGAAACAGAGGCTACAATATTAAAAAGAAAGAGTGTATAAAAAAGAAACAACACAAGAACAAGATATACAACCCCAAATATCTTAGGGGTTAGCGTCGATTTTGTGCCAAATACCTTTTCGTTCATTTAATGCTACCTTAGATTAATTTTTCAGTATCGCCAGAATGTCAATAAGACATAGGTGTGGTAATCCTACCATTATTCTCAACGTTATAAACATTACGTTCACCTTTATCATTAATCATCGTAATTTCAAGCTTGAGAGACTGATCGGACATGGCCTCCTTAAACGACCGCGCCAGATTTTCACTAAGGGCAGCTTCATCACTTTTTCCTTGTTGTGTTCTGAGTATCGTGGGTTCTTGATCCACGCCGCGTGATCCAGAGATAATGTCATACCGCTGCTGGGCCAGCACATCCGGATTTCTTTTTCCTGACCACCGATCATCAGTAATGGCGGTCTGGATGGCGTTTAGCAGTTGTTCCTCAGTATAAGGTTGTGCGCCATTCTCATGTTTAATCATGGCTGCCATTATCGTTTTTAATGTTTCCGGATCGTGCAGATTTACTCGCTCTTCAGCCCCATATCCGGTGGCCCCTGAGACGGAATCAATATATGCACGGGTGTTATTCTCATTGTTTGGCGCGTAGGTGTGTATAACACGATCGAGCGTGTCCTTGCCACGATCACCGTACAGCATCAGTTGCCTCGCCATTGCCTCCAGTCCATCTTCGTCACTGGAAAATGTAGAAAACCCACCATTCTTTCCTGTCGAATTTGATGATTCCCTCAGATTACCAGGGTTATGGTTTCTGAAACCAATCGCATTATTTCTCTCCTGGCTGTAAGGTACATTGCCACGAGCTGCGCCAGAAGGGGGGCTGTTGATCGCCAACAGATCATTTTGCAACTGAAAAGCAGTATCTGTCGCGCGGTAATTAGCGTCGTACCGTTTACTGACAGCATCAGTGTAAAAGCCAGCATCCACCGCGCCACGCTCACTTCGCGTCAGGCTGTTATAAAGTTCCTTATCTCCCTGAATGCGTCGCAGCTTTTTCGCATTATCGCTACTGACAAAACCGAGTGCGTGAGAAAGCCCGGTGAAATCGCCGTTGGTAAACAAGTCTGCCACACCTTCGAGCCCGTCCTTCACCGAGCCATCAGAAAGCAGAAAATCCATCGTTTTATTTTTAGATCGCTGCCACAGCCCGTCCCATGCGGCACTGAGCTCATTCATTGTACCATTGATGTCTGAAAGCTGATTATTCAGCTCAGGGTCTACCGTCAGACCAAACTCATCTGATTTTGCCAGTAACGTTTTCATGCGCTCACCTTCGCGCATCAGAGCCAGCATTTCTGGAGTAAACCCCATCGCATCCGCAACGGACTTCTGTTGCTCTGGCCGCAATGTCGGGAATACCCTGGCAATCTCCTGCAAGGTTTTCAGCGTATCAACGGAACCATCATTATTTTTCTGTATCTGCACACCAATCTGTGCCAGCGCTCCCAGAACCTGACTATTTGAACCGCTGTTAGCCTCCTTCAGTGTTTTTGCCATTCCTTCAATTGAGGTGTGAGCACTTTCACTGTCTGCACCGAGAATACGCATCGCACCGGAAAGACGTGAGAAATCATCAATACGCATCCCGGCATTTTTAGCAGATACATCAAGATTATAGGCTTCACGCGAGGCCTCACGAAAACTGTACGCTACCTGTTTTAGCCCGTAACCTGCTGCGCCAACCATGCCCAGCGCGCTCAGTTTTCCGGATAGTTCCCCCACCATTTTCAGTGGGGGAACCATATCACCGATATACTGCACATTATCCCGAGCACCTTTTGACATATTCTCAAGGCGGGAGATGAAACCATTCAGACCGTCAGTTGTCTCCTGACCACCTAACTGGAGACCCGCTTTGGTTTTCTCCAGCTTAGGTTCCAGATCACGAACGGCTTCATTGATCCGTTCAATGGCCTCACTGACCTGGTCGCTGGCCACCAGCTCAAAATCAAAAGAGTTACTCATCGTCGTCAGGGTTCCTGAGCTTATTGATACGGGATGCCTGTGTTACCCACCATTTCAGGCGGGCGCGAGTCATACCCCACGCCCTGTCTTCAGACCACCTAAAATAAAATGTCACATCAGCAGCCATTTCCTGCCACGTGGTCAGGACTTCCAGGTCAAAAAACCGAGCAGGTACTCCTCACATTTGCGAAAATCGATAAAATCCATCGGCTGAAGCACACTTTCGCGGGTGCCGGAGACCAGAGCAATAAGCAATCGCATTGCCGCCAGCGACGTGGATGCAGCCTGTTTTTCATAAAACTGCTCTGCCTGGCTGAGCGTTGGTGCCTTCAGCTCCAGTTGCTCATAACGGGTTTTCTCTGCCTGATCTTCCAGCGGAACCGTGAGATGAATGATTTTTACACGTTCAATTTCTGCCATCTTAATTCTCCGTTACGTCGCGGCCTTCCCAGCGAACATCAAAAACAGCATCTTCGCTTTCCACTTCCTGGACATTCACCGTCCAGAGTGAACGGCCAATGATAGTTTTCCCGTTAGCCAGCTCGGCGATCACGTTGACGTTCGTCTGCTGGTTAAAGCCCTGCACATTCGTTCCGCCACTGTCACGCAGTCGGGCAGAAATGTATGGCGCCACAGGCTTTTCCTTATATCCGTGCACACCATCCATCCCTGTCAGGGTGGTGCGGTTTACGGTGGCAGCCTGGTATTTAAACGAGCCCTCCACCATTACCGTCACACCATTCACAGTGACATACGCGGTTCCCGCCAGGCGGTTAGAGGTATCTCCTGCCATCGTTTAAGCTCCTGTTGATTCAGCCCGCGTGCGGAACTGATTGAGCAGCGCGAAAATGCGCAACTGGTTCATGAGGGTTCCCGGCCACAGCACATCGACGCGGTTCGGATTTTTGGCGTTCTGCTCGACGATGATGTTTTTTGCAAATGCCTCCGCATCCTGCGCATAACCGTTCCATACCAGAGTCTGGTACTCGGCAATCTGATCGGCCTTGATGATGTTTGGCGTGACGATCGCCGCGCCAGGTGCAAATCGGGTCCCGTCAGCAGCAAGCTTCATACGTCCAAACTTGCTGGTCACTGCCGTGCGCAAGTAGCGGGTCACAAACATCAGGCTGAACAGCGTCTCCACTTCCAGATAACTGTCATCTGCATCGCCATAGCTGTTTTTCTGGTAGGTGGTGATCAGGTTTTCAATACGCACCGTGCCATCGTCATCGACCGTAAATGTCGAAATACCGCTGTACAGCAGATTATTACGCTCGGCCAGCTCAAAACGATCCTGCAGTTCTGGCGCAAGTACTCCCTGAACAGCCAGCGACTGTAGCGGACGGCCGGGGTCATTACGCAGACTCACCGCCGCTGCGCCGGTGTAAGCGGCAGACCATGCCCAGGAAGGGGACGGCGATTTATTTACGCCCAGCAGGGTCTCATGCTGGTTATTGCGCAACTCACCTTTGGTACCAAGCTGGGCGTAAGTCCCTGTGGTGGTACCAAAGGAATGGCCATAAAGCTGCTTATCCCATGCCCAGCGACCGCCCGTGTCTGACAGGAACTCCTTCATCACATTCAACGAGGTTGTATCGTCGTAAGGGTTGATGATGAAATCGAATGTCCGATCCTGCAGGTTAGCCAGCGCGCCGGTAATATCCGGAGCCCCGACTCCGTTAGACATAGCAGTAATCGTCAGTTCCAGGCCTGCAGGTGTCGACTCGCCTCCCGGTAAGTCGAGGAAGTTCAGGCGAATGTCGATCCCGTTACCCGTAGCACCAAGGTTCTTCGCGGTCAGGGTTACGGTATCCGTAGCCGCGCTGGCGGTTACAGGTAGCGTGGTTTTTGCGTTAATCGCCGAGGCCAGAGAGGTGGCGATCGCTGCCACCGTATCTGTTGCTACAACGGTCAACTGAATGCGTTCACCAGCAATATAAAGGGAGATCACTCCGGTTGCCGTCGGTGCGCTGCTCACTTTAATGGTGCCGGTTGCAGCCACCATGGAATCGGAGTCTTCCTCCAGCGGCAGGATCCAGACTTCGGCTGAGGTATCATTTTTCTGATACGCCGCCATCATGGCCTGCAGAATTCCCCCTTTTCCGGCCAGCTCACCGACGGTATCCGAAGAGGAAACACGCTGCGGAATACCTGGAAGGGTTGAGCCGGTATTGAGCATCCCACCGATAAGCAGGGTGCGCTGCGTGGCAGTGGCGTTATTCGCCATTGAGTTATCAAACTCAACGAAGAAAAGCCCTACCCGCAGGTTATCAGGAACTCGAGCGAAAGGTACGGTCATTTATTTTCTCCCGCTTTTTTAGGTAAGGATTGTTTCTCTGGCACACCATCATCCTTTTTAGAGAGGATCACATCGCCATCACTCAGACGGCGACGCCAGAAAATATTGTCAGGTACCTCAGCACCCTCTTTAGGTAATGGGGCACCCTTGACGGGGCAGCGAACGCTGAGTCCGTTGTTAGGCTTTACAAACATGGATTACTCCTGAAGATTGAGGCTGATACCCGGTTTAACTGTGCCGTCTGGCATGTCGACCGCAATATCTATGCCCTCAAGGGGAACCGACTGGACAGGATAAAAATCTTCCGGCCCCTGGTAATGCTCTATGTCGATCTCAAAAAGAAGCTGCCCCATATGGGCATCTCCTTCTGAATCAACATTGATGGTTGAACGAACTTCCGCGTATTTTTGAATGTTCCGCGTCAGTTCGTAGCTGTTGATCACCGCACGTTCCACCTGCTCTCGAAGGCTTTCAAGCGCCAGCTCTGCCTGCATAGCTCCATCATCCACTGTATCTCCGTCGTACTCCTGAACGCGCCCGGTGATCCTGACAGTAGTGAGGGTGGTAAAGGCCGGGGTATTACGCCCCTGTGATTTTTTCTGTTCAAAAGGCGTCTGAACCAACAACACAGGATACATATCAGGTGAAGTTGACCAGTCGCGTGGTGAGAAAACGCGGTCGCCCGCGCTGGTTGCCCCGGTTAGTGCAGTGACAACCATTTGCCGTATCGCTGCTGCATTCATCGCGGTTTTACCACATTGAGGACAAGACGAGAGCCGCCATGACTGTCGGGTTCTACGTTTGACACAACAAATAACTGATTGATGACATGACCACCGACCGCCTTTATAAATACCCGGTCAGATACAGCAGGTTGCGATTTACCCAGCTTGCGAAATTCAGCATCGCGCACCCCCAGCATCGGGCTGGAGGTGTTAATTTCTGAATCGCCATCAAGGTTTTCGGCGACCTGCGCGTAGCCACGGTCAAAAATCCCGTTAATTGTAAAAGGAGTACCGTTACGTGGACGGTACTCGTGCTCATCGCCAAAGACATCGTGCAGCGGGCTCAGAAGATGTGAATCCCAGTCCACGCCCATGTCATTACCCTGCCTTTACGGAAACTGATGGTTGAGTAGCAAGAGCACGATTACGAAGCACATCGACATCAGCAATAACGCCGGACTGCAGAAGACGATCAGCATCTTTGCCAGTTACAGGGATACGCATATTTTCGCGGTATATCTCCCCGTCATGACGAATACAATTCCCTTTCAACACCACGTACTCCTGTGATTCAGTGTCTTCGGTTTTTTCGTCACCATCATCGCCATCAACGGATGAATCGGCATCCTCAGTTTCGTTTAACTGCTGCTTGTCCTGGGTGTTAGCGCCCGCATTCAGGTCGTCAACGCTCAGTTCGTCTTTGGCAGACCCTTCTGCATTCAGATCATCAGCCAGCCCTGTATTAGGTTTTTTAGCCATATCAGACCACCGTTGCGCAAAGGGAGGCATTTACCCGGCTCGGAATAACCAGCGGGGAGGATTGCATCAGGATAAGACGCTGGGCCGGATCTTCTTTCACCCAGGATTTTGGTGCATAGGCCAGCGGGCCGTAGTTGAAAGCCGGGTCCAGGATAACCCCAAAAGCGCGGGTACCCATCAGATCGGCACCACTCATAATGACAGCGCCATCGGGGATCATTGGCTTCTCGACGTTGTCCAGCGGGTCAATAAACCAGTCGTTATATAACCAGAGGTCAAAGTTACCCCAGCGCCCTTTATAAATTGCGCCCTTCATCGCCTGTGGGCCGGCGTTAATCTGGTTACCAAACGGGCTCAGCGCCGGGAACGTAATGGCGTTATCCTTGATGGTGGTATCCAGTCGGAATGCACGCCATGACTTATTCGTGAAGACCAGATCCGTGGCGACAGAGCCGGACTCTTTCAGGAAAGTAGTCTGCCAGATTTCAATGTCATCTGATGGCTGGGTATTGGTAGCGCCAGCAGCAACAGTCAGTGGCCATTTATCCGAGCCGCTAAGAGTGATGGTCAGGTCCGAAGCACGCCCGAAATCCACCACTTTAGTTTCATAGCCATCCCCGGCTACGGTAACGGTGCCGGACACCAGCGCGCTGGCCGCCATCCATTCCAGGCGACGGTTGATCATGTCAATCTGATCAGCCATTTCAAACTGAAGGTTCAACATTTCGCGCTCGGCAGCAGTATATTCCCCACCAAGACGCTCACCAATCTGGCGGCGGATAGGTTTGCGCAGGTCCGGCGCGCGCTTATCTTTGATGTAGGCCGGTTTGAAGGTGTTGGTCTGGTATTTACGGGATTCGACCAGCTTACCTTCAACCAGCGGGGAGACGAACGGCGCCATACGACGCAGGCCGACATCAACATCAATCGCCACTTCTTCAGTCTCGTAAGTCACGACATTCGGGAAGAAGCGATCGAGCAGCCAGTTCTGACTGGTTTTCAGGTTAGGAACGACCTGCACCAGCACACTGGTATCAAAAATATTTTCCATATTCAGTCTCTTGATGATGCCAGCTATTCGCTGGCACTAATTGAAATGTGTCAGCCCCTGCCGGTTAAAGCATATGGTCAGGAGATGTGAAGGATTAATCAGGCTGTGGTAACAGGAGCCTGGTCGCTGTCTTTGAGGAAAATAGCCATCGGGCGAAGGGCAGACTTAATATCAGCAATAGACCATGATGCATCAATGATGACGCGATTCTGGTTGAATTCACCCATCAGATACAGACCGCCATTCTGATCGGCAGAAGAGGCATCAACATCATCAACCAGAATAGCAACGGGTACCTGGCTGCCATCGTCAGCAGTTTTCACACATTGCGTATATTTCCCGCTGGCAGCTACCAGGCCCAGTACCGTGCCGCGCTTAAAGGCACCGCCGGTAATGATACCGGCATCAGTCACCAGTTGGAGCGTGCCAGCGACAAGCTGATCCGGAACAAACAACGCGCTCTTCATACCAGGTGCAAACGCATTTTGACCAAACTGATCCATTATTTATCTCCTCTGGTAGAGTTATAGAGGCCGGTCATTTTGCTTACCAGCGTCGATTTACCGCTTTCTTTCTGTCCACCATCTGGATTGAGACGAACCTGTTGACTGTCCTGCATGCGTTCATCCAGAGAACGTCCACGTTTGGGCGGTACAGCAGGAGCCTGAGAGGCCATGACATTGATTGCCGCGGCGGAACTCATGCCGGTATTAAAAGCAAGCGATGCAGCAAGTGCGGGATTCGCGGCAGCGTGAGGGCTGCTAAAAATGCGGGCACAACGTTTACGCTCCGAAATGCGCGCCTGGCGAGCTGATTTACTTTCTTTACGATCATCTTCGTCATCATCTGCCGCATCTTCTTTATCTTCTTCGGAGGTCGTTTCTTCTTCCTCTTCGGTGGTTTCCTCTTCCTCCTCCTCTGCGTTTTCCTCCTCCTCTTCTTCTGCACGACGGCCTTTCGCTTTTTTATCCTCTTCCTCTTCGGAAGCTGCTGTCGCGCCACGGCCTAAGAGGTGAGCAAAAATAAAGGGTTTCTTCGCCATATCAGGCTCCTGTTACTTGAAGTAAATGTCTGAACGCAGCATCAGGAGGACATACCTCATCCGCCAGTCCAAGTTCCACACCATCAGCCGCCATAAAACAGGCAGCCTGCGTATTTTTGATGATCTTTGGGCTAATACCCCGGTTGCGGGCTACGGTATTAACGAAAATCTCTCCCATAGTATTAATATCGTGCTGGATAGCTGCAAACGCCTCCTCTGACAACTCTCGGTAAGGAGACCCCTCTGCCTTTCTGCTACCAAAAGTAATGATCGTTACCTTCAGACCTTCTTCTTTAATGCGCTGTGTCCAGTCAAGGTGCATGGTAATCACCCCGACGGACCCCACACCACCTGTACGGGGAACAGAAATCCGATCCGCAGCACTGGCAATGGCATATGCGGCTGAGTAGGCATTTTCAGTAAGAATGGCGTGAATTGGCTTTTCTCCACGAGCGTTATAGATCTCATCCACCAGATCAAAACACCCCGCCACTTCGCCGCCGGGAGAGTCAATATCAAGGCAGATACCTGTCACCTCTGGATCGGCCAGCGCTGACAAAAATGCCTGACGTATGCCGTCATAGCCGGTCATGCCACTGTAGGGACGCAGGCTGCCAAGCTTCTGCACCAGTGTTCCGCAAATGGGGATGACCGCAATTCCGGCTACCGTGTCATAACCGGGATCACGCCGTGTTTCCCGTGCCCGGCTGTCGTCATAGCCGAAGTCATCCTCCATCGCCAGCGAGGATTCAATTCTGGAAATGCCAAACCTGTCCATAACGGATGCCATGATGACTTCGGCTTTTTTCGGGTGAATAGCCAGCGGGGTATTGAACAGCCGCTGGGCCAAATGGGGTAGATTCACTTCGCCTCCGTATTATTTAAAGACTGTGGCGCGGGAGATGACTCAGCCCATTCAGGTAGAGGGATATCACGATCTTTAAATGCTTCGATTTCCCTCGCGCGCTGATCAAGCATTTCTTCCCAGTCTTCCCCGGCATTTTCTGCAGCCTCCATTTCCAGTGTGGAAAGGCCTGCATTCATTCCGAGAATCGAGCCTTTTTTCTCTGCTACAGGATCAATCCATCCCCGGCCAGGTCCCATCCAGCGAGCACGGCAATACGCAGCCTTTGCCTCCAGAAAATCTGGTGCACCGGCAGGCAGGGGCAACGACTCGATACTATGAATTTCTTCTACAAATGCAGAGGCAACTGGCTGAGCAGTTCCGGTGGCATAATCGTCTCTACGGCGGGTAAGCGTCTTCCAGGCTTCCAGCATGGCTGCACGTGCAGATGAGTAGTTAACATCAGACCAGTCCTGCGTAACCTGTTGGGTTGATAAACCCGTCGCGGCGGCGATGTTGCGCAATACCGCGCTCTCGAAACCATCAAAATTGCTCGTCGGTCGGGCTGCATCCAGGGTGACTATTTTTTCGTTCGGGAAAAGATGGGGGATTCGGGCCCCATTCTGGAGATTCAGCCGTTTATCCTGGTAATATTCAGTTCGTTGCGTTTGATAGGCACTGAGTTCTTCACCATCACCAAACCCTGTATCGCCAAGCGCTGAAGACACCATCTGAGCATCATAAGGCGATTCGATATAAGCACCGAAGATGGAATTCAGGATTGCAGCTTCAAGTTCTGACTCATCGTATTTAATCAGCATTTTCAGGCGCTGTACGATAGGTGCCAGAATTCCAATCCCCCTGTGCTGGGCCCCGCGCTCCATATCAAAATCATGGATCACTACTGGTCTTCCCCACGATGTTTCCCGAGGGATGCGCTGCCACGTCATTGTTTTAGCGCCACTCCACCAGTCACCAATATGCGCTTCACGAATGTAGTAAGCGACCGGCGCCCCATCATTATCAATCTCAACACCGCCGCGAACATTTGGCATGTCAAAATTTTGCTGGGGGTTACTCAGACGATCAGGATCGACAATTTGTACCGTCGTTGCGTATTGTCCTCTCCCGGGTCCCAGACGATCAGGTCGGTACTGTAGGACCAGTAGCGAATCGCCATCGAGCAACTTATGACGGAAACCTAACCGCAGCATCTGAGACACCGTTTGCTTTCGCTCCACGTCACAATATCGCCCCGGGTCATTGGCCCATGATCGCCAGTGTGCTTCAATAACTTTCCCGTATTCATCCGCCCAGGTGGCGTCAAAAGCTTTATTGCCTGTGATAAGCCTTAACATCCGATAATCGGGTTTAAAAATAGGGCGGTAATTCGCACCAATGGCATTATCTAATACACGGGTTATCGTTCCTGCCGCCCAGCCATCATTGCGCGCCAGGTCCCGCATACGGGAAACAATGCGATCACGATAGATATTAATTTCATTATCAGGTGACCACAGTGCAGGCTGCCAGTTAGCCATTTGATCACTGAAAGAGTCAGCGGCATCGTATGGGACTCTGCCGCTACCTGACAGTGCCCCAAACTTCATCTTCGGCGTCACTGGAGGCAAAGGGCGACCATCCGCTCCTAAGATTTGTACACTCATCAGTACCTCACGCGTATTGGACGCCGTCTGGATATCCCAAGCATGGCCTGTATCGTTTGAATCAGAGCCAGCAAATCCCCAAGGCTTGTCTGCTGATAGGTTACGGTTCGGGTTCCATCGCCTTGCGTATACGAAAAAGAGACTCCTTTCGAACCTGTTGACAGGTCGATATATGCCTGCTGTGCCTGGTTAAGCGCCTGCTGTAATTGTTCCACGCTCATTCCGGTCAGTAATGTTGTGATTTGTGACACTGGGACTCCTTACGGCAAAAGTTGTGATATTGGCTTCCGCCTTGGTTTTTCGTCTGGCTGATCAACAATGACAGCACCCGGCAATTCGTAACTGGTTTTCTCTTCAGGTTCGGCTGGCGCAGGCAGAAATTTATCTGGGTTGGCTTTCAGGTTGGCGGCCCGAACGTTGAGTTTTAACCCCATGTGCTTCAGTCCACACAACGCGGCGTAACTGTAAACGAGGCAGTCAAGAGCTTCGTTCGCTCTTCCTGGTATCTGCTCCCAGATACTGTAACGCTGTCCGGACACCACTTTATAAACCAGTCTTTCAGCCAGTAACTGATTGAAATACCCAAGGTCCCGATCATCAGGGAAATGCATATAACCTGCGGCAGCGACTCCCGGAGAAGGCTGATCCAGATGGAGGCGTCCACGTACAATATCTTTAGCTGAGTTCACGCCGATAATAATCGGCCTGAAACTGGCTTTACTTTTCGACGTCAGACGTTTAGTCGGCCAGACCGGATTTCGCTTACCTTGCTGTGCCGATTCACCCTTGATGGCCCAGATTCGACGCCCCAGGCGTTCTTTTGCAAACTCATAAACCTTTTGCGTGTGGTGTCCACCGGAGTCCATGCATGTCGCCATAATGTTCAGGCCACAGCCATCACTACGACGCCAGATTTGTTTCAGGTAAGCATCCAGTCGTTTCCATGGCTCCGCTGTCTCCAGATCACCATAGATAACGTCATGTGCTACCGACCACGATTCTTCATCTCTCCCCCAGCCGGTGATCGTGATTTCGAAGCGATCATCCTGCGTATCAACACCTGCGGTTAACACCGCCACACCGTCATCAACTGGCGCGGAAAATATCTCCCTACGTGCCAGCAGGATATCCACCGGCAATTGCTTGCCGTGGTTGGGTCGGTGTGGTAGCCCCATCTGGGTATTCCACCACGCCTGTTCCTTATCCGGATCGCCCTTTGCATCGATATATTTTTTCGCGATATCAGACGGTTTGTCTTTCTGCCAGGGACTGAACAGTTTGGATGCCTGGTATCCGGCATGGTGGTTATCGACCGGCTCCTTTCCACAGTCCGGACAAACAGCCCGATATACCGCATGGCGTTCTGATTCGGACCATTGCCAGACCTTTTCAATGCTGCCATTGTCAGCAACCCGCCAGGCCAGGTCATAGTCCATCAGCGGTGAATGTCGCTCTCCGCAGCACTCGAATGGACGGGTCTGATGCCAGCGGATGGTCTGTAGTGCCCGGAGACGCTGTCCCTCTGACCAGCCAGCCCCACAGCATTCGCAATAGAGCATCGCTGATTTGGTCAGATGTTTATCCCCGTCTTTCGGCCACTGAACATGTTTAAAGAAATCCAGAAACTGACGATGTCCGCAATGAGGACAAACTACCGACGCCCGCCGCTGATCGGAATCAGCGTAGCTGTCAGCAATACGACTTTCATCTTCTACCGTGGGTGAACACGCTCGCACAGAGAGCCAGTTCAGGCCGAATGTCGCAGTTCGCTCTTCCGCAAGCGCAATGGGGTCACCCTCACGCGTTATAGGGTACTTATCCACTTCATCCGCCAGCAAAACACGGATAGGCCGGCGCGCAAGGTTATCTGGACTTCCAGCACCGGCAAGGGCAAGAAATCCACCGGTAAAAGCTTTATACAGAATCGTTTCTTTCGAACTTTTCTGCTTTGAGTCACCGATGATGTTACGTAACACCGGGGTCACGCGAACCAACGGGCTGATACGCTCTTTCGAGAATTGCTCGGCGGCTTCCTCTTTGGGCTGTAAAAGGAGAATGGGACAGGGATCGAGGTGGGCAAAATAACCAAACAGGTTTTCCAACAGCGCTGTCTTCATCAACTGGGTGCAACACATTACAGTGATGATATGAACCCCGGACTCCGTCGCGGCTAGCATCGGTCCACGGGCAATTTCTACCGTCGATGTTTCCCAGTTCCCGGAAGTACTCCCCGCTTCTTTTGCCAGCTTCCGAAATTCATCAGCCCATCGTGGGACACTGATGCGTGGTGGTGGTGTCCATCCCTTACGGACACTCAGCAGAAGACGCTCAATCTTCCGTTGGGTTGAACTCTGGCTCTCCGAGGACTGAGATATGTTTGTGGACATGTTCAATCAGTACCTCTGTCATCCTGTCTGCCGGCACATCCAGATCGGCAGCTATCAGCGGAGCCACGCGCGAAGGCCAGTTCAGCCAGGCATCACGCTGCTGGCGAAAAGCGTTGAACAGGACCTCCTCAGCGGCGACCAGTTCAATTGTCTGGCCGCTGTCTTTTTCATACTGAAGCTTTGCCAACAGCGCCATATAGTTTTCACGTATCCGCGCAGCTTCTTCCCTGGAAAGGTTTGCACCTTCAGTAAGAATGATGTTTCTGGCCGCGTCTTCAATGTCATTGCTGTCATCGCGTACAGTCTGCGCCTTCTTTTTCTTTGCATTTGATGCACGCGGATCTTTTCCATCGCGGTTTTTCTTCAGCGCTGCATCACTCGCTTCAACATCAATCAGGTCACCATCCATGACGATAAACCGACCAGCCTTAATCCAGCGGCCAATAGTCTTGCGATCGACACCCGAGTGCTGCGCATACTGACTCTGATTCATCGTGGTCATGGGACATATCACCTGGGACATTTTCAGGGGTGGGACATTTGCCTGGGACATTTTTGCAATGTCCCACCAGAATGTCCCACTGGAATAAACTGGAATAGCTAGAGCTGGCGCGGTGTCCGTAATGATCGCCAGAGGTGGGACATGGGACACAAAATAAAAATTTGTAGCTAGGAAAACACCGCGGCGCGCAATGCCCGTGCTTTACAAAAGCCACAGGAAGGACCCATTTTTGTATGGCCTCTGCCATGAGCTCCGTCTATGATTATTCCGGTTCAATACAAGGAGAATGTAATGACTAACAACTTAATTAAAATCTCTCTCATTGTGGCATCGCTGGCATCACCGATTGCGCATGCTCAATGGATCACAAATACCGAGGATGACCTCTTCTCTGGCGGTAAAAAAGCAATGATGCTCGGATCGCTTACATCGTCCAGTGGTGCAATTATTTTTGATTGCACAAAGGAAAAATTAACTGCGTCCTACGTAGAGGAGGATAAATCATCTGATGAAGTTCCCAATCTATCAACGGACCTAATCATTAAAGTAGATGGAAACGCAGCAACAAAACTGGATGCCAGTCTTTCGAGAAGAAACGCCCAAAGCCTCCAGATTAAATCTGAGGACTCAGAAAACATTACTCAACTACTTAAACAACTTCAGGGCGCAAAATCGAAGGTGTTGGTTGGTGTACAGACAAAAGATGGGGGTAACCAGAGTTCATTTTCTGCCGATGTTTCCGGTTCAACCGCAGCTGTGAACAATTTTATTAAAGCCTGCGAAATCACCCTGTAATCTCTCCGGTCAACTGGGGAAGTAATTCCCCTTTTCATTTTGCTGTTCTGATGGCTTCTGCTATCGCCTGATTAAGAGCAGACGGTAGCAGTGCATTCGCCATAGTGTTAGCACGGTCCATATAGCCCAACGTAGGTTTGACCGGAAGCGCATCACCAAACCGGATGAGAAGTTTTGGCGCCCGCTGTTTGACTCTATCCCTGCGCGATCCATTCGGTGAACGCTTCGCCCTCTTTTTCCCTTTTTTTGTTTTTGCTTTTCTGCGCTGCCAGACAGCATTAACACCGCCAACATCACCGATGAAGGTATTTGGCTTTGCTTTGAGCTGCGAGAGTTTATTGCGTGGCAGGTTGCCGTATTTATTCAGCTTAATGTTTTTAGGGTTGAGCAAAACGCTACCACTGAGTTTGTGTTCACCACCGAACTCAAACGGTTCCAGGTATCCAGCGGCAGTATCACGGACGAATACCTTCGCCCGAAGATTATTTTTCTTTGCGCCGACTGAACCAACTGATTTCACAGTGAATGGCGTTGGGTTTTCAAGGTGACGATCGAAAGCCGTTCTCTGCGCCGCCTCAATCTGACGTACAACCTTTGTCATGGCCTGCGCTGTCGCAAACGGGATCTGCTTTTGTAGTTGCCGTAGTTGACTGGATAAATCTTTTAGTGTTGCCATATCAGTTACTACCTAGATATTGGGTTTTTACTTCTCGTTAATCCTTGGTAATGTAACAATTCAGCCCACCAGTGGTGGGACGCTGGTGCACCATCGATAAAGGGGGATGGCTGATTACCTCTGGTAAGGAATGGAAATGTCTTACATTCATAGCCGTAAGTGGGTCGATTCCGGGAGCATTGTATCAGTGCAGTGCTCACACCAAATCAACGTATTAGTCATGGATGATACAAACTTCAGCAAATACAAGCATGGACAGAGTGCACGGGTTTATGGTGGATTTTACACTCACTTTCCTGCGAATATTTCAGTTCCTAATTCAGGAAACTGGAATATTATTCTGGCCCTGCCTCCAGGACATAGAGCAAACATCAACTACTCAATTAACATAATCGGGTAGCAGTAATTGAGCCTTTGCCTGATATAGAGCATCTTCAAGGACAGCAATAATTTGTTTCTGCGTGCCGTCCTTTACATAATTGGTACAGGCAATACCTCCAAGCGTCTCTGAATCACGCATCCAGATAGTTTCACCGTTTTGTTCAATGATAACTTTCATGATTTATTTACCTTTTAGTTGCGATGAAAAATCCTTATCACAGGCACTCAGTGAATGCCTGCTGTAATGCCTCAGCAGTCAGCATCGGGACGCGATACAGCGCGACATGCCCACATGCAGGCTTCCTGCATTTTTGTGCGCGCAATAGCTAAACAACGCAAAGCTTCTACTCTATCTGTTTCGGCCTGGCTGCCACGCTCGACAACTTCAGCCGCAGCTACTTCGCGCTCAGTATCGATAAGATTGCAGAAGTGACGGCTGACGCCCTTGAGGCGGTTCATGCGCTCAATATCACTGGTGCTGCCGTCCTGCGGTTTTGCTTCGCTCATTTAGTTGCCTCATTAGTTAAAACCCCGCGAGTGCGAGAGTGACAGAGTGCCGTTATGCCGGGCCATCGCCTATTGTCATTCAGAAGCTTTCCGGATGTTTGTGAAGAAAATCGCCACATTGTCTGGCGGTCGCTGTCCGGGATGTGTTCTGCCAACACGCTTTGTCAATTCGGTTTCCAGCTATTGCTACATATTCCGCTTCTCGCTCAATGCCGATAAACCGAAATCCTTCCAGTACAGCGGCTTTACCTGTGCTGCCACTGCCCATGAACGGGTCAAGCACAGTGCCACCGGGCGGTGTAACGAGACGGCACAGGTAACGCATCAGGTCGGTGGGTTTTACTGTGGGGTGATGATTCTGCTGTGGTGACGGAATGCCGCCGCCATCGGTGTTTTTGCGGCTTTCACTGACCCAGTCATCATCAACGCTGCGATGTAACGGCATGCCTTCCAGTCCTTCATTGCGGTCTTTGCGGCTGGCTTTGGCACAATAAAAGAACCGGACCGAATTCCCCGGAAGCATAGAAACCACTTCATCGCTGCCATCATGAATAAGATTGGATGGCCAGCGTCCCTGGTCACGAATAACGGTTTCAGTACCCTCAACAAAACCCTTCACAAACCCATTTCGTTCAGCCCGTGGCTGGCTGCTGTTTGTCCACGAACCCTCTGCCCCCACCCGACACCCGTCAATATTCAGTGCGCCGGTGCCATGCGCCAGCACGTTAGCCGCTACGGTGCCTTTGAATGGCTTACGGGCAACGGTTATCGGCTCCAGTGCAGGCTTCAGAGCTGTGCCCCAGCCTTCCCGTTCACCTTTAAGGTTATGAGACTTCGGGAAGCCACTCCCGTAAACCCACGCAATCATGTCGCGGATTTCAAAGCCCGCATCCTCAATACGAACTGCCATGCGGTGCTGGGTTCTGGTTCCGGCGAAAGCCAGCAGATGACTGCCGGGTTTGAGTACACGAAAACACTCTTCCCAGATGTCCTGTGATGGCACGTCGTAGTCCCACTTTTTACCCATGAAGCTCAGTCCATATGGCGGGTCAGTGACGATGCTGTCCACAGAGTTGTCAGCCAGACCGCGAAGGACATTAAGGCAGTCGCCGTGGTGAAGATGGATATCTGACATTGAGATTTCTCTGAGGTAATAAAAAACCCCGCTATTGCGAGGCAATTATTTGAGGCACTGCGTGTTGATGTACTCCTGAAGTGCTCTCAGGGCTGTTTGGTCTTGCTTGATGCCGGATCTGATACCGAGAACGTTTCGTCCAGCAATGTCAGAGAGTTCGACGGTGGCATCATCGCCCATGCTGGAGGTGACGGCGGTCTTGGTTGCGGCTGACACTGGACACTTGCCTTTGACGAGCACCCGGCCACCATTATCAAGCTTGCGCTGCAGAGCATCATTTTCAGTTTTTGCATCTGCCAACTCCTTCGTGTATTTGGCATCCAGCGCGGCAACATCGCGTTGCCGGGTTGTCATGTCGGTGATGGTGGCATTCGCCAGGGCGAGTTTCTCAGTGGCTTTATCGAGCTGGTCTTTATAGGCGATGGCGTTGCCGCGGTAGTGATTAACAGCCCAGCCAAGAGATACGATGATGCAGACTACAAAAGCGATGATGATTGCGGTTAACCTGCTCATTTCTGGCTCCAGGTGCAAACCTCATACTCGACATCGCGACGATTCATCAGGCCTTTCCACTTCTTACCGCCGGCATACACCCAACGCTTTAATTCTGCGCATGCCGCTGCGTATTCTTTGGTATTGAGTTTTTTCAGCAGTGTTGAGTTGATGGCCGCAGAAGCGCCAACGTTGTACGCGAAAGAGTAAATCGCTGCTCGTTGAGTTTCAGTAGTCGGCACTTTGATATGTGGATCAACCTGCGCGGCAATACGCGTTAAATCTCTCCGGGTTAGAGCATCGCATTCCTTATCGGTATACCGCTTTCCGGGGATTATGTCGGATCCGGTGTGGCCATCGCAGACAGTCAGCACTCCGACAACATCTCGGTAGGCCACATACTCGCGCCCCTCGATCCCATCATTTCCGGATAGCATCATGGTGGCAATTGCGATCGCCCCGCCACCGATACTGGCAGCAATTTTATTTCGCAAGGTGCTGTTCATCAGATTTCCTTCGGGGCCTTCTGTCCGAGATCGGCGAGGACTTTAGCTGTAGCCGATGGGTTGCTTGAGTCGGTCTTGTTCAGAATGTCCTGCAGTATCTTCGTGCGCTTCATTTGCTCACGCTTATTGAGCCTGTACGTCAGGACGCCGAGGATAATGCTGAACGCGACGCCAATGATGAAGCCCCAGTCCTGCAATGACAGGCTGGCAAAGAAAGCCGCAAGACCAGCGCTGCCGTATGTCGCGTTGCTGTATCTTTCGTCCATCTTCATAGTCTCTCTCCTCGCGGTAAATGCGGGAGCTGTGTGTTGTAGGGTCAGGCTTCACTGGCTGGATTTATCAACAAAGCACGCAGTGAGTGATAGCCGTGAGCCTGAAATGAAAAAGGCCGCCGGATGGCAGCCTGTATATGATGAATATCTACTTTTTACTTAGTTAACAACCGTTGTCGCTTCTTTATATGCGTCACTAGTGCCATGGTTTTCTATATCAACCAAACCTTTTTCTGGATCGATGAAAAAGCATTTCGTTCTTGATGACTGCGCTTCAGAGGCAGCTTCACATCCTGAAAGGGTTTTGAAAACACCTATGACCTCACTGCTTACTTCGTTAGCCGTAAGAGTGAAAATTAACGCCAGGGCATACATAGCGCATCCTTATCTGTATTTTCGTAAAAATCCTAAAAGCTACAAGATTATTCCCAATGTGAGGCTGTAAGGCAAGATTTAGTTGACGTTCTTTTACACAGAAGGCAGGAGGCAGGAGGCATTCATCATTATGATTTCAACCTGCGAGTTCTTTTGTTACGTTCCATCAATAAGACAGCCTTCATAGGGGAGCAGCAGCAACATTCGGCTGAGCACTGGATGTGCGGTCGACAGGACTGATTGTGCGATTCAGTTAAATATCTAACATCCAGTGCTCATGCGAATGTGCTTTCCGTACAGTCAGGACTGGGATTAACCCACCAGCGCTATCAGATGAGCTATTGATGGTTTGCCCGATGTGCCTGTGGCGGTTAAGATTGTGGTGCCGGGTGCCTCCCGGTGAAACGTCGACTTGGCTCAAAGTTCCGCATGCTTCTCCAGCTTAAGAACCACCAGTTATACCACTCTGCACAGGGGGTCATCATTTGCTGAGTTTTATTGTTTCACTAACAAAATATTCAAATAAAGTTTAGGACAATTTCATAAGAGCGTTGTACATCATTGCACGATGGCAAGGTTTTAACATCAAAAACTGGCTCAGAATGAAAGATTTCACATAAACTTAAAGCAACATCATTTTAAAAAAGATCGAGTAATCAAATGAATAAAATAAAAAAAATGAGTCTGATTTTAAGTTTTGCGCTCTACGGTTGCGTAGTTGCGGATATGGATTCAAGTAATTACAGGTATCCACCCTACGTCCAGACGTTCCAGAAACCTCAAAGCATGGGGCATACCGATGTCCAGCAGCGCAGGAAAGACTTGTATGCCTGCGGAGTATCGAAATCACACCCGCTTCACTCCTGGGATGAAACATTCCGAAGAAATAGCCTGGATGGAGAGAGCATGGAACAACATGATGAACGCATTTTCAAACTTGAAAATTGTATGGAGGCAAAAGGTTACAAGATTTTTGATCACAGTTCATGTGGGCCACTAAAAAAACCAAGTGGTAAATGCAATTAACCCGCTTCACCTCAACCACGTCGATGCCGTTGCTTTGACCGCCGGAACATTCACGACAAGGCCAGTTGAGGGAACGGGCTAGCAACCAAAGAAAGCGGCCTCTGCGCAAGCGCCTGCAGGTTGGGTAATGAGCCGCCGCCAGTGAGACGTGTATAAGAAAAACCCCGCCGAATGGCAGGGTTCATAATCAGTTTCATTTGGATGTACGTATCCATGATTAGAAGCATACAGGACGGTTTTATGCAAAGTCAATGCTAACGTGCAAAAAATCGTCGCTATCTTTTCCGATCGTGTTAATAACTGGTAGCCTTCTCAAATTCTGATGCTGCATGGCGCTCTCCTTTGTGCAACACGTCCACCAGCATTTCATAGAATGGCTTCCAGTTGCGAGACCAGGATGATTGGTGGAGGTCCGGCAGACGTTTAACGATAGCCCGGTGAACGGCGGCAGAAGACACCCTTGAATACCCCTCACCACTGCAACGCTCACAGATTTTAAACACCGGCGCACCACGCTCTTTTGTAGCAATACGGTCGAGCACTTCACCTTTACCGCCGCAACGACAACGAGCGCTTATAGTTCCCTTGCCGTCGCACGCCTCACATACTACTGGCACAATCTCTGTAACCTCTGTCCATTGCTCCCAGTCTGACGGACGAACGGCGCGAGAGCGACTGGCCCAGTATGGCGCTTTACCCCATGGGTAAGACACTTTGCGGATTGTCCTGGTCGCCGTGACGCGCCCGGAACCATTACAATTGTGACACGTCGCGCTGGTGGCCGCCGAGCGGGAATATTCAGCAAAGGCAAACTGCGCCAGTACCAGCATGCACCAGCCAAACTCAGTACCCGCTGCTTTGCGCACATTTTTCGGTGCAACGTCCATCGCGTGACGCGCCAGCGCCTGAACCGCCAGCTGCTCATCCGCCTTACTGATCCCCGCCTTACCGAAGAAAGCAGCCAGGCCGAATCGTGCACGGCTGCTGGTGGTGCCGATGGCCGCCATAACATCAGTGCCGGTTATCCGATCCGGAGAGGTGCCTTTCACGTTGTCGCTGATGTGCATACCCTGAGGGCTGAAATGTTTGAGTGATGTTTCCAGTTTCATTATGCGGCCCTCTCGATTGAAGAAATTAAAATCTGCCCGGTTTCACCCCAGACCTTAGTGACGCGAAAGTCCCAGATATGCGCATCATCACCGAATAAGGCATCCATCAGCGCTTTAATCATGTTGTCGGCATCTGGTTTCTGCTGGTGGGCCTGTCCTTTCATGGCGGTGCGTTTCTTCTGGCTCCAGCTTTTTGGCATTGGTAATACGAATATGATGTGGCTACCCGCTTCCGGCATAACAACCTTGTTCATCCTGACTTCATCACAGAACGCCCGGTAACGCATAACTGCTGGTCGCGATTTCCATTTGTCGGCCCGGGTCATTCGGGGCTTGCCCATCGGGGTAATATTAAAAATCTGCATGGCCAGTCTGATTACCTTTTGAATAGCGTCGCGGTTGTGATTTAGGCATCGGTGCTGATTTTCGTTTTGCTTCTTCCTGGTCGATTGGCAGGAAATGCCCGTTGTAGAAGCGCCGATATACCGTCCCAAGAACACCGTTGCGCTGTTTGGTGATGTTGATTTCCGCAATCCCCTTTGCAGGAGATTCAGGGTTATAGACTTCGTCGCGATAGAGCATCATGATAATGTCAGCGTCCTGCTCGATTTCGCCGGAGTTCTTCAGGTCTGAGTTCATAGGGCGCTTGTTCGGTCTGGATTCAACCCCACGCGAAAGCTGACTCAAAGCTAAAACAGGTGTCCGGTTTGTTTTGGCGAGTCGCTTTAGCCCCTTCGACAACTCACCCACAGCCAGGTCATAGCGCGCCGAACTCTGAATCTTGATGAGCAACAGATAATCGATAACCACCAGCGCGATTTCCGGATGAGCTATCTGGTGGTTGGTTGCCGTTTGCTGGATCTGCTCAAGCGTCAGATCTGTGGCATCTACCATCCACACACTTCTGCCCGTCAGGCGACCAACACCGGTTGAAAGTCGCGCCCAGTCTTCATCCTGGAATTTTGCTACCTCTTTGAGTCGGGATACCGACATACCACCAGCAGCTGACACCATGCGCTCACCAATCTGGATATTTGCCATTTCCATACTAAAAAACAGTACGCCATGTCCCTGCTCTGAAACCTTGTCGATAATATCCAGCGCCAGTTCTGTTTTTCCCATCGATGGTCGTGCGGCAATGAAGACCAGATCGGTTGGCTCAATCCCTCCGGTTTTCGCGTCCAGTTCGTCAATCCCGGTAAGCAAGGGTTTTGCTGCATCCAGCCCCTGGTGTCTGGCATCTGCACGCTCGACAACGGCCGTGAGTACCTCGTCGATGTGTACGGGCTGAACGGTATCGGGAGTAAGAGAAATTGCGGCCATGGCATCCTGGGCACTTTTCAGGGCCTCGACAGCGCAATCACCGTTGGACGCATTGCGGATCCCCGCCAGTGCCTTTTCAATCACCATCTCAGCATCCCGGACGGCGGCATTACGCTCCAGTGTGGAAACGTAATAAGTCAGAGCTGACTTTGCCCAGGTGATACGGCTGGATTCAAGGATGGTTGCGCTGTGCTCTGGCATGGTTTCGCAAAGCAGCAATGGGTCTGTCACTCCGGTACCGCGAGCCTGCCGACAGATGCCGGAATAAATTTCACGGTACTGACGGACCGAGAATGCGCTCGCCGGCAGGCGGGAAAGAATGCCCAGAACCTCAGGATCGGTATTTCGCAGAAAAATAGCGCCAATTACCGCACCTTCCAGATCATCGTTTTTCCATACCGGCATCATCAGGCAGCCACTCCACCAGCAATCGCACGATAGCTTCCCCAGCCAAATGCGAGACGGTTACGTCCGCCATCAGTCACACGATCCACGATACGTTCGCCAATTGACTCTTTGAGTTGCTCAAAGGTCAGGTTACTTATCAGGATTGTAGGAAGTACGCTCTCATATCGGGCGTTGACAACCTCCTGCAGGATAGTCATTTCGGTCGGACTACCAAACTGAACGCCCACCTCATCGATAATCAGCAGATCCAGTGATGCAAAACGCTCAATAACGTCTTCTTCGGTACTTTCAGCACCGTGGCGCCACGTGTTTTTCACGGCCCGGGTCAGACGCATAACGTCGGTGATTTCCACACTTGCAAGGTGATTGCGGATGATGCTTTTTGCCATGGATATGGCCAGATGATTTTTCCCGGTGCCACAATTTCCCGTCATGACGAGCCCGGTTCCAGCCTTCAGGCGATCTGGCCAACTGGTAGTGTACCGCTGACAGGCCGCGAGATTTTTGGCAGCATCCTGATTGACAGCCTGGTAGTTAGCAAATTCACATGCTTCAAAGCGTCGCGCAATCCCGGCATTGTCCATCAGATCAGCCACGCGTAATTCACGCAGACCAGATTCGATGTCAGCAAGTTCCTCTTTCACGCACTCCGGGCACCGGGAATGTTTAACATTTTCGGCGCCACGAAACGCTTTTCCAGTGAGCGACATGCGCTCATATTCGCCATGCTTTTCGCAGGAGACGGTACGGACTTCGCCTGACTCCCAGTTTCCCCACTGCCACGGTTTTTTATGTTCTACAGCAAACGCCAGTTCTTCACGAAGTCCTTCACGTTTCGCCAGCAGTGAATCCCTTTCTTCGCGTTGTTTGATGTTCAGCATTGTATTTCCCCTTGTCACCAGTTGCAGTCTGATTGGCCGTAATCCTGTTCACTGAAGCCAGATACCGGAAGCGCACTGCAACGCCCACCTCCGGGAGCGGATGGAGTTTGCCAGGCTTCTTCGAAATGGCGATCGGGTCCAAAGAACGTTGCCGCCTGCTTGACGTACTGCGTGCCAGCACTGCCCGTTACTTTGACGTAGGCCGCATAGCGCTTAACGCCTGCCAGCATGTCTCCAGGTTTAGCGTCCTCTTTCAGGCGGGCTTTCCAGGCTTTGTAGGCCGCTGCTTTTGAATTTCCACCAGCGCGTTTGGGGTATGCCTGCCAGGCTTCTTCAAACTCTGGTGAATAAACATCCCTGGAAGAGCGCTTTGGTGCAGGAGCGTCAGCGGATGCACCAGTGTTTGTATTCTCTGAAGTAATCTCTGTTGTAATCTCTGTAGGATCGAAATGGGATTCTCCCGACTCGCGGCGAGGGTTTTCCCGAGTTCGCGGCGAAGGGTTTTCCTGTTTCCCGAAATCGGCTTTTCCCTCTTCCCGAAATCGGGATTTCCCACTTCGGGAAAGACTGTTGTTTTCATTGATAATTTCATCAAGGCGATCGCAATCGACAAGGAAGTACACTTTGTGCTCAAGGCGCTTGTGCGTCTCTTTAAGAATGCCACGAGAAACAAGCTGCTTACGGGCTGTAGCCTGCTGGTCAAACGTCAGACCGGTCTCGGATTCGATAGCCTCACGGGTCTTGTGAACCCCTTCTTCGGCATGCGCTTTGTCCTGCCAGTAGAATATCTGGCTGAAAAAAATCACTGCGTGCGGGCTACCCATGACTTTCACGAGTCCGGGGTAATAGGCTACCGGGCGGCCAAAATCCAGTAACAGATCGGAGGGGCGCATTATTTCTTCTCCTGCAGAAGGTTCATCAGGTCAGTTTCGTGGGTATACTGACCGTCCCATGATTTTTTCATTGGAAGCTCGCCGTTCAGGTAATGACGGTAAAGCCAGGCTGCGCCTTTGCGTTTCAGGATCGGTCTGTAGATATCACGCATCTCGCCGTCTTCCTGCTCAACCTGACCCGAGCGCTCGGTGAGGTACTGATCGCGGGCGTAATGCTTGACGCGCCAGCGCGGGTTTTTAGCTTCCGGGCGATCGTCAAATAGCCAGTTCCGGTCTTCCAGAAAGGCGTTAATCTTGCGTGTATTGACACCGTTAAGCTGCTTACAGAACTGCACTGGTGTAATGCCTTCAGCAAGGTGGTTTTCGAGCTTATTGATATAGCGCGCCTGACGCTCGACGTAACCAATAGCAAGACGCTCAGCTTTTCTTGCTTCAATCCAAGCCTCAGCGGCAGCAATAGGATCGTCGAAGTTTGGCAGTCCGGCGGGGTTTGGTATCAGCTTACCGGAGCGGAAATCGATAAAGGTTTGGTTAACGTCAAGCTGAAAATCAGCACTAATCCATCCGGCATAGGACACTGCAATCAGCTCGTGCGCGTAGGTGCCAGGACTAGTGCCGCCGTTAACCACGTCGATCACTTTCTGAGCAGACTGCAAATATGCAGTCTGAAACTTTTTCAATAACTTAGACTCAAGCTCCGCAATAAGCTCTTTAGCTTGCTTGGTGCGTAACCACTGATTCGGAGCCTTGTTGTCACTTTCACCACTTGCCCGGTGCAGGCAGTTCAGACTGAATCGCCCAGCGGCATCCGTAGTGATTTCAACACCTGCAATAACAGGTAGGCTTTCAACATTAACACTTGAAACGTTCGGATGTTTATTGGTATTGTTTTGCATGGAATGATTCCTCGCAGTGTTATTCCGCAGATATGCAAGCAAGGCAAGAACAGGCCCGGTTGAGCACGCCCTCATCCGGGCTTTTTCTTTGCGGCTCTCTGCTCTGCTGTAGTCGTCTGTCCTTTAGCCCATTGGCGCGCGTAGTAAAGACAGTCGTCATACACCCTGCCTTTGCGGGTTGCCTGCGACACCTGGCGGTAGTGGTCAACGCCGACCAGCCCCGTTACTTTATTCGAACCCCTTATACTAGGGGTGTTAGCCAGCCAGACCCGGCATGATTACTGCCCCCAGTCGTCCATGATCCGGGGGGTGATGTCACCGGGTCTGGTGGGGCGCTGGTAACCGCTAATAGGGGCTAGGTCAGGCACTTTATGCCGGGACCGTCTGTAACGTGGATGCCGGTACCTGCTCCCCGAGGTTATCTGGTTAACCCGTATAAACAGGGAGACAGAATGACCGAATCCAGCGATTACGAATCAGTCCAGGTCTTTATTGGCGTTGATGTCGGTAAAGATACCCATCACGCCGTTGCCGTTAATCGTTCAGGTAAACGCCTGTTCGACAAAGCATTACCCAACGACGAAAACAAACTCAGAGCGCTGGTATCTGACCTGAAACAACATGGTCAGATACTGCTGGTTGTTGACCAGCCTGCCACCATCGGTGCGTTACCCGTCGCCGTTGCCCGTTCTGAAGGTGTCCTTGTCGGATACCTCCCCGGGCTGGCAATGCGCCGTATCGCCGACTTACATGCCGGTGAAGCCAAAACCGATGCTCGTGATGCAGCCATCATCGCCGAAGCTGCCCGTACTCTGCCTCACGCGCTACGCACTCTGAAGCTGGCTGACGAGCAAATCGCCGAGCTCTCCATGCTCTGTGGCTTCGATGATGATCTTGCTGCACAGACAACGCAGGCCAGCAACCGTATCCGCGGTCTCCTGACACAGATACATCCGGCACTGGAGCGCGTTATCGGTCCGCGACTGGATCACCCGGCAGTACTCGATCTTCTCCAGAGATATCCCTCACCCGATAAACTTGCTTCGCTGGGTGAGAAGAAACTGGCAACCCAGCTCTGCAAACTCGCGCCCCGTCTGGGAAAGCGCCTTGCTACAGATATCACCCAGGCACTAACACAGCAAACCGTCGTCGTTCCCGGCACGAATGCCGCTGTCGTCGTTCTGCCACGCCTGGCACTCCAGCTCATCACGCTGCGTAAGCAAAGAGACGAGGTGGCCCTTGAGGTGGAACAGCGGGTTCTTGCTCACCCTCTTTACCCGGTCCTGACCAGCATGCCCGGAGTCGGTGTCAGGACCGCAGCCAGACTCCTCACAGAGGTCGCCTGCCGCGCCTTCGCCTCTGCCGCACATCTCGCTGCTTATGCTGGCCTTGCGCCGGTAACCCGGCGCTCCGGTTCGTCAATACGTGGCGAACACCCATCAAGGCGAGGCAATAAAACCCTCAAACGGGCGCTGTTCCTGTCGGCCTTCGCGGCGCTAAGAGATCCGCTCTCCAGGGCTTACTACACACGCAAAATGAGGCAGGGAAAGCGACACAATCAGGCACTTATCGCCCTGGCAAGACGACGCTGTGACGTTCTGTTCGCCATGATGCGTGACGGTACTTTTTATACCCCTGCGGCATCATAAACATGCTTGACAACTTTATAGGGGCACCCCCCTGACACACCTGCTCGGGAAATCCCTCCACCGCCAGCTGCGCGGCGATATGTTTCTGTATGAAATGAGTTGGGTTCACGTTTACCACCTCTCCGCGATAAGTTTTTTCCAATACCAGGCATCCCGGTATGCGACCTCAAAGCCATGGCGAATCTTCATATCCAGAAACCACGAACGCTGTTCCCACAACTGCCACTGAAGAGGCTTAATCCTCCTCGGCAAGCACAAAATGGATAACATTCCCATAACAGGCGCTTTCGGTAGTCGCCCTTTCGGGATATGCTGACGCCAGTCGCGGCGAATATTTGCGCGCATACAGAGATAAGCCCCTGAGTGAAAAACAACCGCAAAAGCAGATAACTGAATCAAAAGGAGTTGCCAGAATTTATGGGAAATATCTGGATTGAGCTTGTGTTTATGTTTAACACCAACCCGGCACTCATTACTTTCATGTGGACACTGGTGTCTTTCAGCTTTGGGTTGTGGTACGGCGATAAGCGAGCTCTCTCCCGGTACCGGCTTGATAAATTCAATGCGATTTCCGACCCGATTGAACTTTTCCTTACCGCCGAACTGGAGAGATTGAGGCAAGGTAAAGTTGTTATTGTGCAACGGCAATTTGACTTCAATGCACTGAGCCCTCACCTCCCAAATCGACATCGCCAGCCCTATAAACAGGCAGTTGATGACTATCTTGATGCCCTTCATGCCAACGTTAAGCAGGACAAAACGACAGGAGCCGTTACCAGAATTCCTGACATTCCCGCCGCTATTGATGCCGTGGAAAGACTGCTTAAATACGCGAAACATCGTTAATTGCTGTGACATGTCACACCTCTGCGCTTGGGTGTGGGAAAAGCTTTGGTTTATCTGGTCTCAACTCATGGGCAGGAATCCCAGTCAAAGCTGCAACATCAGGGACATGATCCACCCCAACAACACCAACCTTTCTCCAGCGAGAAACAGATGGTTGTTTGACACCTATTGCGCGGGCTAAAGCATTAACCCCGCCAGCAGCATCAATAGCTCGTTCAATTGCTGATTTCATTTTTTTTTACCCGCTTCATTTGATTGCTATCGATAAATAATAGCAATTGCTATTTGAATGAGCAATAGACTTGTTTATCATGCGAGGCTAAAATGCGATAGCGGAGGCTATAAAAATGCAAGAGAGTAAACTTAAGACGCTAGCTGACAGACTTAACTATGCGATGAGTGAGATGGGGATGAGCCAAGGGCAATTAGCCAAAGCAGCAGATATGGCGCAACCAACTATATGGCGCATAACATCAGGCAATGCCAGAGGAACAACAAAAATCGTTGAAATAGCGAATGCTCTGGGTGTTCGCTCGGAGTGGTTGTCAACCGGAACTGGGCCGATGAGGGCTGACGCCCAACAACCAACTTCCATAACTACCAACAAAACAGACCCAGACATCTTCAGAGTTGACGTACTAGATCTCACGGTTAGTGCGGGGCCAGGAATAATTAACAGCGAATTCGTGGAAGTATTACGCTCCGTGGAGTACTCAGTTGAAGATGCGCGTCAAATGTTTAATGGCCGAAAACAGGAACAGATACGCATCATCAACGTTCGTGGCGATAGCATGTCTGGAACAATTGAGCCTGGAGACCTGCTTTTCGTCGATATAAGCGTTCAGCACTTTGATGGTGACGGCATTTACGCGTTCATATACGACGATACGTCGCATGTTAAGCGTTTACAAAAGATGAAAGATAAGCTTTTGGTCATCTCCGACAATCATACCTATCGCCCATGGGACCCGATCGAGAAAGAGGAGATGAACAAAATATTCATATTTGGAAAGGTGATCGGTAGCATGCCACAGACGTACAGAAAGCATGGGTAAACCAGTGCAAAGACAATGAAGTTTTCAGCAACAAAAGTGAATAGTTACCAACCCGGCCACCGTTCCGGGTTTTTATTTACCTCCATCGCATCCTCTTCAGCATCCCGCGGGCATTGCTTTTGAATAGTATAGCCAGCGGATCTATACGTGGAATCCAGGCAACTCATAATCGCATAACACCTAATTCCCCTCCCTTTAGTTATCAGGACTGATCCCCTGCACTTTCACAGCATTGTCCGCCACCTAAATTCATAAAGCATTAATAGCTGTTTTTTTATTTTTATATCAATCACATAAAAAATAATAGCATTATAAATAGAATTACCTATTGCAATAACCAATAGCATCCTCTATCATCAAACTATCAAGTTAACGTTGAGGTGACAAAAAATGGTTGAACCGATAAAAACATTCAAGGGGTTGTCCATCCGCCCATGTGATGCCTTCAAGAATATATCCTTAATCACTGAAGCTGCCAGTTTGTTATCTGCTGTTGACGGTGACGAGTATAGTGAAATCAGTGACGTTCTCTTTGCATTTGTTTGCAATTATGCCGATGAGGCTCACAAGAACGAACTGGAGAAACTCAAATGAAAACTCCCGTCGAAATAGTCGAAAGTGTCGCGGCTGATATTGTGGAAAACACCTCGTTACTTGAGGTTATTTATCGCAATTACGAATTTCCACCAGAAGCCGATAATGCAATTGCATGCCTGATTCGCTCAATGCAGAAAACGCTGGATGGTGTGAATGAATATATTTCACAGCTACCACCGAAAATGATTGTCGTGAACGCCAGCATTAATAATTCATCCTCAGAAGCAAACAAGGGGTTAACATCTGACATGCTTAATTCCTGGGCTACTGATGCCGGAAACTGCAAAATGGCACTTTGCAATGCTATGGATTGCATGCCACAAGAATTATCTGCAATCGGAACTATGACTATCGTTTTTGAAAAACTCGACGAGCTACAAGAAATAATCAGCAAGAAAGCCGACAAAATAGAACCTTAATTAACACACAAAAAATTAACGCCTTAACTGGCGGGGGAATCGCTCACCCTGAGGAAATGAAGATGAATATTATCGTAAAAAGTGAACTCGTAAATAGCAAGGTTCATTCCGTTAACCAGGATGATGACCTCCTTTATATAAACAAGGCGCATAAAACAGCAGAGTGCGCCAATAAATACGCGCATGAACTTCGTGCAGAGTTTATCCAGTTACTGATGCCAGCAATCACTCGCACTGATGTGAAGGTGGCGGGACGATTCACCTCGTTACTTAATGAGCTTTGTTTCATGACCAAAATGACAATGGAGAACACCTCGAAGGGGGGGGCAATAATGACATTTCTGAAAGATAAAGCCGCACATACAACAGCAAAGCTGCTTGCCTCTTATGGCAATAGCTACCTGCATATTGCAACCCTCTTTCTGCGCAAGGCTTACGGACGGTAATAATAATGAAAAATAACACCATTGAAATTTATCGCCGTCGTATTGCCATTGCGGCGTTAAACCGAATGAAGCGCAAGACAGGCGCTTATCGCCTTACCGTTTCATTGCCGGATGACAATATCCAGTTTATCGATATTGACGAAGAATCAATGCTGAAACTTTTGCAACGTTTCGAAAAACAGGCACGGACTGAATTTGCAGCAGAGGCGGAAACATTTATTCGCCAGACGTATATGAAAAGTGTCGATATCAATGGACACACTGAATATCTGACCGAAACCGGGAAGATGATTGTTGACGAGATTTTTGCGGAATTAATTAAACACGCGAAAGAGAAATACGTATGTGGAGGAATTAACTGATGACCTCACAACAAACAATTATGCACGGGATTCAGATCCCCCCCCCCAGTCCTCAACGTGGATCTGCACGTCCTTCCGGACTTCACCGGGCGTGTTGTTCTTTATATCGAAAACGGCCGTGTTACATGCGATCGCCGGCTTTTTGAAGATGAGCACATTTGCGCTCTGGACACTTTTATCGAAATGGCTCGCGAAATGGAGCTACGCATTGAAGAGGTTACCGGTGGCACTGACAGCAATTCGAATACCTGAGCGCGTTCACCTGCAGGCGACGCAGGTCCTGCTGCGATACCGGCGGAAGCGAGTATATGCACGACGTATGCGACGGACCGGGTATCTCAGCCTGAAGGTTAATCCGCGCTGGAGACTGTTATCGAAAGACGATGGCCGGAACTGGGAATTAATGAGTCATGAAACTTATAACGGGGAAATAAAACGATGAAGGACAACCGCACCGCCAGCGCCATTGACCTGGCATTTCAGATTCACCATACGCCTGTGGGCAACTTGTTCGTCGCTATGCGGCATGGACGCATGAAGCGCTGCTTCAGCCGCGATACCGCGATCCGCTATCTGGCGTTCTTCATGACCACATGGGCATTCGAGGCATCGGGCTTTATGTGCCGCCATCCTGACGTAAAGGTCTCTCATCCGGTACACGGTGAAGCATGGGAACGCGGTGGCGCCACGAAAGAGTATCACTTCGCCCACCAGCGCTGCGTTCGACGTCTTCGCCGCATCCTTGCTCGTAAGCGCGATATGCAGAAGTGGTGCGAGAAATGGGACGCCTTTCATGATCGCGTTGTGAAAGAACAGGCAGAGCTACAAGCCAGCAAACCGGAGGGTATTCGATGAGCAGTAAATACGAAATTCCAGAAGCTACGCCAAACGGCATCAAAATCGGGAATCGTGTAACTGGCTGGTCTGGCGCGGTTAAACAGTTCGATGGTCCGCGTTTTGACTCCCGACCATCGGAAGGGTTGCGTTGGTTGGCCTGCATTATGGATGCCGAGGCTTCTGGCTGGGTGGATTTGAACGTCAAGAAGGAACTCACCCTGTGGCGCTGGCTTGTGGCAACAGTGTTCATCAACGAAGAGAGGGACAGGAACGGCACTATCGATATCCCTAACGAGTCCGGAGGAGTCGACACCGCAGTTATTTATTCGGGTAAGAAAGGCGATCTTAGTATCTATCCGGGCCCACTGCGCTTTTCTCTCGCCAACCACGTAGAAAGTATCGCGATTGAGAAATACGGCGTGGAGAAGGGTTCAAAGATGGCCCTTCGCATGTATCAGGACATGGTGATTGCAGATCCCGGAGACGGATTCAGGATGTCACCCTTTGGGCGAGAAGGGCTTGAGATGCTTCACGATGACTACATCGGAATGATTAAAACCAGCGGCACGCCAGAAATGCCAGTTATGCACTGAGGGAACTGATGATGAATAACCAACTGATGACATTTAGTTCAGAAGAGCTCAATTTCTCGATGAGTGGAATTCTTTATGAGGGAAAGCCAGCATTTGATGCTGTCGAACTTGCTAAATCCCTCGGATACACAAATCCAGCCAAAGCGCTGAAAGACCATTGCAAGTCTCTGATTAAACTTGATTATAACGAATCGTTAGAATTGGGTTTTGGTGAAAAACCACGTGGCACTCAACTTGCCGGACAGGCTGATTTGTTCCGCCTGATCCTGCGCAGCCAGCTCCCGTCCGCTGAACGTGTGCAGGACTGGGTTTGTGAGGATGTACTCCCGGCCATCATGACCACGGGCACATACAGCAAAGAAGTGCCGGTAACTAAATCACACAAGCAGGAGCTCAGCATGAATAACGATATTCTTTCGCTGGCCCGAGTGGTTGCCGAAGCTACCGCATCAGCGACGATGAAAGCGGTAATGGAAGTCAGCGGTGCGAACCTGATTACTGCTGCGCCTGCATCCCCGACAGTACCGCAACAGTGCATCGGTTCGACTGAATTCGTGAATACCGATACTGAGTTCGTTCCGGTGCATAAAATCTCGTGGGAAACCGGTCTGTCCGATCCTTCCTGTCGTCGCCTTGTTCGGTTCGCAAATCTGCCATCCAGACAGTTACCTGGCGTCCGTGGTCTGTGTGTGCATCGTGAATCATTCCTGCATGCCTTTCAGGTGCTGCTGAAGGAATCGTCCCGTCCGAGTGGTAAGCGCAAGCGCTGGCAGCATCCTGAGTTTGGCGGCTTCATTCTGCGTAAAGATCCGAAAGAGGTCTTCGTGGAGGCAGACGCATGATCATCCAGTCAAAACTTATCCGTGCCGCCCTGGTGTGCGCTGCCAAAAACGATGTCCGTTACTACCTGAACGGGGTGCATATCACTCCGAAATATATTGAAGCAACTAACGGGCATGTCGCGTTGCGCATGGAGCACGGCATCCGGACGAAGAAAAACATCATCATCCAGTTTGAAGGGCCGGTTCCGGTGAAGGCGGAAACTACGGAGCTGGTATTCAACAAAGAAGCCTTTGCCATTCACCGTGACGCATTCGAGCGCCGGATTTCGATCACCGGTATCCGGCTGGTTGATGGTCGGTTTCCAGACCTGGAGCGCGTCATTCCGAAAGAAGTGGATTTCGGCATCAATCCGGTTATCCAGGCTGAATACCTCGGTTATCCGGAGAAGATGTTTGGTCGCGAGAGGAAGTTTATTCCCGTTCAGTTACGTCCTTCCATCGAACATGGCGCGGTACGCATTCAGTTCGATCCGGCCATCAACGCCACATACGGCAACCCTGAGCTCGTTGTGATGCCATGCCGTGATGATGCGTTCAAAGTTGCTGGGGAGCATCTGGCATGAAAATCCAATACCAGGACTACGGCGCCGCGGCGAACATCGTGATCACCAGCACTGTGTTTGAGTTCCGTAAACATAACCGGGTGGTGGATGCCACCTTGCTCTGCACGCCAGGCATCATTGCAACCCGCAGCGGAGTGCTTTTCATGAAGTCAGTTTTGTCCGGCAAATCCCGCGATATGTTGCGGGCCTACAAAACCGTACGGCGGGAGGCTAAGCGATGAAACCATTTCTCCTGTCCATGCTGTTTGGACTGCTGCTGGTGGCCGTCGTTTTCGGCGCGTTGATTGAATATAAATTTTTGATGAATTACTGAGGCTAACAATGAAAAAAGGCCAGCATTCAGCTTACCCATGTCCGCGTCTCGATACACCGCGCGGCATGACTTATCGCCAGCACCTGGTTAGCCAGCTTGCCCCCGTAGTCGCTGCGCAGTTCTTCGAAAGTAGTACATGGTCTGATTACGACGACATGGCGGGCTCTCTGATGTTGATGGTCGACAGCATCATTGAAGCCGAAAAGGAGACTTCACAGTGAGCAAGATTAAAAACCCGATTGTGCTTATTCATAAACGCGAAAACAGTGATACCTACGCTGTCGCGATCACCGATGGAAGCCAGGACTATCACGACGCTGTTCTGATGGCGACCATGGAACCTGACATGATCGGCGATGATGTCGATACCTGGAGCAAAACAGGCTACTACATGGCGGCGGAGATCGAAAGTTTGCGTGCAAAACTGGAGCAGGCTGAAGCAAAACACCTTCACCTGCAGTGCCTTGTCGACGATTTCGACTGGCAGCGCCAGCGCCTCCATGCAGCCGCTGAGAAGGTCATCAAATGGTGCAGGCAAGAAGCTGAACACCGTACTGGCGATCCAAACAAAGCAGAAAACTATGCGTGCGTTAAAGAGCTACGCGACGCATTGACTTTTTGCGAAAGCTCTGGAGGCATCGAGAAGAAATGCCTGACCATCACCCTTCCTGCCCTTCCCGTTCTCGGCTCTCAAGAGGAATGGTATCAGGGATTTGCCGCCGGCGCCGGAAGCATGCGCGAGGAATGCACAGCCGCGCTAATTTCAGCCGGGATCAGAGTGGAGATGAAGTGATGGACTGGCCGACAGCTATTGTGATTTGCGTTGTGTGCATCTGTATCACTGTGATGTTGATGTGGGGTGGCCGTGAATAAAGCATTTGAATTGTGGGTGCGCCAGCGGTACGGAAACCGCTACGACCTCTCGAGGGATCAGGAAGGATTCTACTGCCGGGAAGTGGTTAAGCGAATGTTTGAGACGTGGTGCCACTGTCGTGGCCTGAGCGTAGCGTGAGGTGGGTATGAGTGATATTGAAATGATTAACGAAAAAGAAGTGATGCGAATGATCCGGGTTTCGTCTCGTATGACCATCTGGAAATACACGAAGCATCATAACTTTCCGAAGCCGATCCGCACCCACCCCAAGCAGTACTTGCAATCTGAGGTGGAAGCGTGGATTTTAAACGGCGGAATTAACCAGAAATCTTTTTGA